TACATGGTTCGCCCGCCAGATTACGCCCGATGGGAGATGGCAACTAAAAAGGTCATCTCTCAGTTCGGGGGTATGTGGGACATTCTTTATGTTGCACACAGCGCTATGAAGCGTGAGGCAGGCGGTAAGCCGACTAAGACATTAGATCAATGGATGGAATCTGTTGACGATGTTGAAGTAGGTGAAGGAGACCCAAAAGTCATCCAAGAGGAAGCGTAAGCCGACTCTTAGTTGAACTGGCACTAGCTACACAGATTCCTATGGATCATTGGCAAAGTGCCGAGGATATTCTTACGGCAGTTGAAATACTAGAGGAGCGTAATCGTGGCAGATGAATTAGTCGCCTTCGATAAGACGGAACTTCGACAAGTATTCAAAGCTTTAAAGAATATGAGTGAGGAAGCCAACGAGGAAGCCAAGCGCCAATCCGGCGCTCTGGCTGAATTCGCTAGAGATGAAGTTATCCAGAAGGCTAACTCAATCCAAAGCAGCAAAGTCGCAGGCCGAATTGCTCAGGGTTCCCGGGTTAAGAAGTCCAGCCGTATCGGTGAGATTACTTATGGATTCGCTTCTCAGAAGTTCTCAGGTGGCGCAACCACCAAGACAATCTGGGGCGGTTCAGAATTCGGTTCTAATAAGTTTAGGCAGTTCCCTGTATGGTCAGGCCGTGAAGGTCGAGGCTCTAAGGGCTGGTTTATCTATCCAACGCTTCGCAAGATTCAACCGCAGATCGTGGCTAGATGGACAGAATCATTCGATAAGATATTGAAGGAGTGGACATAATGGCAACAGGTACAAGAGCGTTAACGCTCAAGCTGCTCGCCGATGTCGATAACTTCACTAAGAACCTCAATAAAGCAGATAACGATGTTGTTTCATTTGGGGATAAGGTTTCAGACTTCGGCAAGAAAGCCGGTTTAGCCTTTGCAGCTGCCGGAGCAGCAGCCGTAGCCTATGCAGGCAAGTTAGCCATCGATGGCGTTAAGTCTGCCATTGCTGATGCAGCAGCCCAAGAGAAGTTAGCCCTTACTCTTAAAAATGTAACTGGCGCGACAGATGCTCAGATAGCCGCTACAGAGGATTATATAACCAAGACTTCTCTAGCCTTTGGTGTCACCGATGATGATCTCAGACCATCCCTAGAACGCCTTGCAAGGGCTACTGGAGATGTAGAAAAGGCTCAAAAGCTTCAGACTGTAGCCATCGATGTTGCTGCGGGTTCGGGTAAATCTCTTGAAGCCGTTACCAACGCAATGGCCAAAGCAGCGGAAGGGAATACTGCCGCTCTTTCTAAGTTAGGCATTGGACTTACATCCGCTCAGCTTAAGACCATGAGCATGGATCAGATAACAGCCAAGTTGGCTTCGACTTTCGAGAATCAGGCATCTACTCAGGCAGACACATTCCAAGGCAAGTTAAACCGCCTCACCATTGCCTTTGATGAAGGCAAGGAAACAGTCGGAGCCTTCATTCTTGATGCTATTACTCCAATGGTAGAAATCATTGTTAAGAATGTCATTCCAGCAATTCAGGACTTTACTTCCAATCTAGGCGACAAGCTTCAGCCAGTAATGAAGGTTATCCAACCAATTATCAATGGCTTACGGTCTGCCTTTAATTCAGTCAAAGATTCTTTAGCTGCCAACAATGACGAGCTTCGCCCATTCTTTAACCTTCTGAGAAACATCTCAGACTTCGTAGTTACTTATGTGGCGCCTGCAATCGGTGAAACCCTTGGCCTAGCCTTCAAGGCTCTAGGCAAGATTATTGCAACTATCATCGACCAGTTTGCTAACTTTGCAGATAATATTACTAAGATTTATAACACCATTAAAGGAATTATCGATGCTATCAAGGGCGCAGGCTCAGCGGTAGGTAACTTCTTTTCTGGGGCTTCTTTTAGTGGTGGGGCAAGTTCTCCATCGGCTCCTATGGCTCCTAGCGCACCTCTCCAGACTCCTTCGCTTCCACGCTATATTGCAGCAAGCACCGGGACTACTAATATCACCGTGAACGGCGCAATCGATAGCGAGTCAACCGCCCGCCAGATCGTAACTATTCTTAATGACTCCTCAGCTCGAGGAACCCTAGGCGGGGGCTTAATCTACGCATGACCGTCTGGACTCCAACCTACAAGATTCTGGTAGATAGCCAAGAAGTAACAGATGTTACTCTTGCCAACCTAACAGTAACTTCTGGGCGTACTGACATAAATCAACAGCCAGTAGCAGGATATTGCCAGTTGCAGTTAATTAACTTTGATAACAGCTCTTATAACTTTACAGTAGGAACAAGCCTTACGGTTGAAGTAACCAATTCTGTAGGGACTTATGTGCCTATCTTTGGCGGCAATATTTCTGATTTTACAATCGCGGTGAATCGAGCAGGAGACCTTGGGTATACAACCGCTGCAACCATTACGGCTCTTGGAGCCTTAGCCAAGTTACCTAAGTTTATTAGTAATGGTGTTCTATCCCAAGACCAAGATGGAGACCAGATTTTCACACTTCTATCTGATTTCTTGCTAGGTACATGGAATGATGTTCCAGCAGCAGAGACTTGGGCTAATTACAACCCTACAGAGACTTGGGCTAATGCGGTAAATATCGGTCTGGGCGAAATTGACCAGCCAGGCGATTATGAACTTATTGCACGATCATCGAGCAAGACAGACCTTTACTCACTTTGCACAGATATCGCTAACTCAGCCTTTGGCGTTCTTTATGAAGATTCTAATGGGAACATCGGCTACGCAGACCAAACTCATCGACAGGATTACCTAGCGGCTAACGGATACACAACCCTAGATGCTAACCATGCCAACGGAATAGGACTAGCTGCGACTACTCGCGCTGGAGACCTAAGAAACTACTTCAACATAATTTATAATAACAATGGCAACCAGTCCTATGTCGCTCAAGATACTACTAGCCAATCTCTTTATGGCACTTATGCAGAATCTTATCTTTCTCGAATTAAACATACAGTCGATGCTGAATCTTTAGCAGATCGCTACATCGAGCTAAGAGCTTATCCATACCCAAAGTTTGAAAGTATTGGGTTTACCCTTGGAAACCCTGAAATTGATGATGCCGACAGAGACGCACTTATTAACATATTTCTGGGTCAGCCAGTCTGGATTCAGAATTTACCAGGCAATATCAGCGGCGGGTCATTTCAGGGCTACATCGAGGGCTGGACTTTCAGAGCAAGCCTTAACAACCTGAGCGTGACTTTCAACGCTTCTCCAATAAACTTCTCCCAAGTTGCGGTAAAATGGGAGCAGGTAAATGCAGCGGAGACTTGGAACACACTTAACAACAGCCTAACCTGGCTTGATGCGATAGGAGCAGTAGCGTAATGGCAACAACAACCACAAACTTTGGGTGGGATATCCCTCAGTCGACAGACCTAGTGAAGGATGGCGCTACCGCTATTGCTGCACTTGGCCAAGATATTGACACAGCTCTTGTTGACCTTAAGGGCGGAACTACAGGCCAAGTATTATCCAAGGCATCTGGAACAGACCTGGATTACTCATGGGTAACAACAGACGATACTAACGCTATTCAGAACGCTATTGTCGATGCTAAAGGTGATCTCATCGGGGCAACAGCGGCAGACACTCCAGCACGCCTAGCAGTTGGAACTAATAATCAGGTGCTTACCGCCGATTCATCAACTGCAACAGGATTAAAATGGGCTACACCTAGTTCAGATTTCGTTCGCATTACTACCCAAAGTTTTACTTCCTCAGCTGCAGTCAATGTAAACGATGTTTTTAGTTCAACTTACAAAAATTACAAAGTATTTTTGAATGTAACTAACAGTACAGGAGCAGGTCTTCTATACAGGTACAGAGTTGCCGGTGCCGATAACACTACTTCAAATTATGCTTATCAAAGACTAATTCTTAGTAACTCTTCCTTTAACAATGTTAGGGAAACTGCTCAAACTAACGGATCATTAGGTGATACAACCACCACAAACTGTAACTGGGAATTAACATTTTTTAATCCTTTTGAAACTAAATTATCCTACGCTTACTCGAATGCAGCCATATCTGCAAGTAGCCCGGAAATCCATTTATGGAATAACGGATTTAACGCAACCACATCATTTACTGGATTTACACTTTATCCATCTTCAGGCACAATTACAGGCGAAATTCTAGTTTATGGAATGAA